GATAGAAACATTATGTATGCTAAGATTTTCCTTAAGCCTGCGCGAGCGATTGAGTTCATTGCGATTGATTTTGTGATTACAGATTCTGGCGCTTCATTCGAGGATTAATAAAACGATAGACTATTTATAAGTGAGATATAAGGAGATTCGGTAGATGACATTTTGGAATAGCAACGCAGTCGAACCAAAAAGAGCTTTTAGATTTTTAATGGATATTGGCGCCGGCGACGGCGACACCTTGGCATCGTATTTTGTCAAGACGGCAAAAAAACCAACCTTTAGTATGGACGGCGCTCAAGAAGTAAAATATGTTGGTCATACTTTTAAGTATCCCGGCCGCGTCAAGTGGGAAGATATCACTATTACCGTTATAGATCCAGGTTCTCCTGACGCTACTGCCATCATGATGAATATATTAAGCAATTCTGGTTATAATACTCCAACAAGTGCTTATGACTCTCGACAGACTATCTCAAAACTCAAATCGAATTTTGCTCTGGGTGCGATAATATTGCGTCAGATTAATGCCGAAGGCAAAGATATCGAAAGGTGGACTTTAAACAATCCATTTTTACAATCAGTAGATTTTGGAGAGGTTAGCTATGATAGTGATGATGTTGTTAATTATACATTGACTATTACTTATGACAACGCAACATTATGGACCTACAACACACCGGTCAATGTCGACGTGGGCACGAAGTAATGGTCTGGTAAATTGGTTGGCATATGACATTTTGGAATGCATCCGAGCTAGAACCTAAAAGAAATTTTCGATGGATAGCAAGCATCGAGCTTTTTTCCGGAAAACGGCGCGCCATCAAGGAGGCTGGGAGCATACAAAATTGGACCGTCACTTCGTTTTCGCCGCCTAAATTTAATCTAGAGACAGATCAGCAGATTGGGCCCCTGGGGCGACTGTTCACGCAGCAAAAGAACAGCAAATGGGATGATGTTAACATAGTCATGCATGATCTGTTGTATCCGATCGACAAAGAAACTCTGTCGTTCGGCCTCGGTGAGGCGGACGGCGGCGACGCAAACAATACAAGCATATTATATGATTGGTTAGTTGCTAATGGTTATAGTCCGGAGAAGTCGATGATCCGGATGTTGACGCAGCTGGATAAGAAGTGGTTGATGCAACTAGTAGTCGCGCGGCTAGGAACTGCTGGCAAGGTGGCCGAGGCCTGGACATTCTACAGGCCCATTCTTCAAAGTATCGAGTTCGGCTCCGCTTTTGATTATAATTCAGCTGATCTTAGCCAAGTTACAATGAAAATTAGACCGACAACTTGCGCGTATCGCTTTGTACCCTACTAGAACAATTAAGTTTTAAAAATATATTTCATTTATTATATACTATAGTTACATTACGGAGGAAAAATGAGAAATAATCAAGATAGACTGGGTTTAGAGCAACCAACCGACAATCTTCAACCAAATACGGATGTTCCACCAACTCCGTCACAAATGCAGTTTATTGTTCCAACGGAATTAGTTGAATTGCCAAGTAAAGGCCTTTTTTATGATGAAGGTCACCCTCTTTATGAAAGAAAGACTGTCGAAATCAGACATATGACGACGAAAGAAGAAGATATTCTTATTAATCAAAGTTTTCTTAAAAACGGTACCGCCATTGATAGGCTTTTACAATCAGTATTGGTTGAGCCGAAAATGAAAGTTAGAGATATGCTAGTTGGCGATAAAAATGCCATCACAATAGCTTGTCGTATACATGGCTATGGTTCTGAATATGAAACAAAGTTTGCTTGTCCTTCTTGTGATCATGTACAAACATACGTATTTGACCTAGAAGAAATACAGAATAATGATTACGAATCACATTTAGAAGAATTTGACGCAGAAGTAGATTATGATCATCAAAGAATAATTTTACCCATTCCTAGAACAAAAACAAAGCTAGAACTAAGGCTATTAAAAGACGACGTTTTAGATAAGAAAACAAAAAAGAAAAACTCCGGATTAATCACAACACAGTATGCGAAAATGATTTATTCTGTTAATGGCAATTCTGATAGACAATATGTAAAATCATATATTGCTTCAATGTCTGCGTTAGATAGTCGTTATCTTAGAGCTGCATATGGTAAAATTGTTCCCGGCGTGGACCTTTCTTGTAGCTTTGAATGCGAAGAATGTGATCATAATGGCATTGTGGAGGTTCCGCTTAACGCGGAGTTTTTTTGGCCTAAGTCCTGATTACATTAAGAACATATATAAGCAATTCTTTTATATGAAATACTATGGAGGCTGGAGCTTATTTGAGTTATACAGTCTTCCAATTGGACTTAGAAACTGGTATTTTGATATGCTAGCAAGTCATAAAGAAAAAGAAAATGAAGAAATGAAGAAAGCCACTTCAAACAATAAGTCTTCTGGTCCATCTCGTTTTTAGTTAATTAACTATTTATCTTTATGAAAGACAAAATTGTTATCGACCTAAATGAAGCGAAATTGTTAACTGAGAGCCCTTCTCTTGTTAAGTTCGGTGCCAAACTTAAACAAATGCTTTATTATATGTTTGCTCCTACCGGCGCATCTTTTCGTGAATTTTTCACAATCAAAGGAAATCCCAAAGACGTTCAGGCTTTAGCTGCTGTTGTCGCTTCTGAAAAGAAGTATATGGACTCTTTTTTGAAAAACGGACTTAACGATCCAGTTGTTTTAAACAGTCGTTATACGTTGGAAAAATCAGTTCGAAACTTTGAACAAGAAACTGGCATCAAATGGCCATTAAAATAAGGAATATAACCAGTGGCTGATGATATTATTTCAGATGTATCTGCGGAAAATGCGGCGACGATTGCAAAGGCAGTTGCAGAATTAAGAAAGGAATTTATTGATTCAGGCAAAGCTGCAGAGGATTTTTCTGTAACAATAGATGAAATTGGCAAGAAGCTTTGGAGTAGCGGCGGCGGCGCCGCCGCGTTCCAGGCGATGGCCGGTCATCTTGATGATGTTCTCGGCAAGCAGCAAGAATTTGCAACAGAGGCTGAAAAAACTTTAGAAATTCTAAAAATAGCGCAAGCAACAGAGGCAAATAGGCTAAAAGAATTAAACGAATTTAAAGCGCTTAAAGAGAAGGAGGCGGCGCTGGCGAAAGAGATATATGACATCGTTGGCGCCACCACGCGAGCGGAGCTGGAGGGGAAAGAGATCTCCGAGGACCAGGCGCGCCTCAATGCAAAAGAACTAGCAGATATAAAAACGCTACAACGGTTAAACAAAAGAGAGTTAAAGAGCAAACAACAAAGTCTTGGTTTAGACGACGAAGCGCAGGTAGGCCTTGAAAAAACAATAAAAAATCAAAAGAAAAAAGTCAAAAATGCTGATAAGCTGGTCACCGCTGAAGGCAAGAAAGTAAAAGGCGGAAAAGATTTTGAAAGCACTTTAGAAAATCAATTAAAACAGATGACCGGCATACAGACCGGTGCAGGCAGCATTGGTGATCATATGATCGACGCTCTTGCTTCTGGTAAAGGCTTTTCGGGGGTTATGAAAATAGCCAACAGAACAATGGGGAAACTGTTTACTGGCGCCAACATATTGAAAACCGCATTGGGTAAAACATCTGAAGCAGTGGCAAAAATGAAGAAACAGATGAAAGATGCTGGATCTGAATGGACCGCTCTTGCAGAAACTGATATTCGTTTTGTACGAAATACAGGCGCTCTTCAAAAATATGGCCAAGAACTTGAAGATCTTAAGGGAAAATTTAATTCTATGTATATAACTTTTGATGAAGCCGAAAAGGCTTATCAAGGTCTTTTTGAAAACTCACAAGCATTTACGGAACTAAACAAAGAACAACGTGAAGAATTGGCCTTACACGCAGGAATATTGGGCCGTTTTAATGTTGATGCTGGCACTCTTTCTAAAACAATCGATCATCTAAATCGAGGATTTGGAACCAGTCCCAAAGAAATAAAAAGCATAACTACAAATATGACCAAATTTGCAAGAGAGTTGGGAGTTGGTCCCAACAAGATGCTAGCAGATTTAAACGCCAACATGGGCACATTTATGCGGTATGGCAAAGAGAAAGGCGTTGCAATGTTTAAGGAATTAGCAGTTACAGCTAAAAAAGCCGGCGTCGAAATGGGTGATCTTCTTAATGTTGCAAAACAATTCGATACATTTGAAGGAGCAGCCGAGTCAGCAATGAAATTAAATTATGTGCTTGGGGGTCCTCTTTTAAACTCAATGGATTTAATAAATGCAAACGAAAGCGAAAGAATTCAAATGGTTAAAGATGCGATGAAACAAAGTGGCAAACAATTTGACCAACTTGGTCGTTATGAACAAGATTTGGCGGCTACGGCTTTGGGCACCACTGATGTTGCTGTCGCTCAAAAAATATTTAATGATGATAATATATCGAGTATCAAAGAAGCGACAGCTGCAATTGAAGGAAATCTCGATAAGCAGGGCGATTTAGCAGACAAAGCAAAAGATCTTACGACCCGAAAAGAACTTGATAGATTAGCTGAAGAACGACGAGCGGTGGTTATGAAAAATGTTATCGATATGATGGACGAATGGTATAGGCTATGGGGTAAGATTAAAATTGCTTTGGCGCCTATTGCCGCCATTTTTGTTGGAATAGCTTGGGCTATAGGCTTAGTAATCGA